CCAATTAAAGGTGTCCGCAAAAGTAAAGCCAATCTCAAAAACAGTATTTATAATAGCAGCAAAAGCCTCTCCGAGTTGATTTGTATCTACATTTTCAATAAGTGCATTCAGGTTTGACGTAATCTTCCGAGTAAGCTCTCCCCACTCAACTGTATTTAAAAATCCGATTGCAAACGAAGACGCCGAATTTATAATCCTTGCAATCGTTTCACCGATTTTCGTGGGATCGATTTTCCTTATCTGCTCGTTAAGCTTATTTCCGAGTTCCTCGCCCAATTCGGTAAAATCGCCGCTTGCAAAAGCTTCTTTTATTCTCTGCGAAAGATTGCTCATATCAAGACCTACTTCGGTTTCAACATAAACGGGCTGTTCCGCTTCAATCTCCGTTTCGTCTTCGTCGTCCTCGTCTTTATCAAAGTTCAGGACATTCAGCTCGTCAAAGCTTGCGAGCTGCTTGTTAAGCTCCCTCGCACTGTCGGTCAGCTTGTCCGTGCTCTTTTTGGTTTTATCGGTGCTCTTTTTCGTATCGTCAAGACTTTTTGCATAGTCTGTAAAATTGTACCGTGCCTTTTGATATGTATTCTGACCTGTTAAAGCCGCCGTGAGCTGTCCGATTTTATCAACGAGGGAGTTTATATAAGTCATTGCTTTTGTTATAGCCGGGACAGCGTATGAAATAAGGGGTGCAAATGCCGACATTATCGCAAATTTAAGCTGTGAAAATTTACTCTTCAATTCGGAAATTCTTTTGTTAAAAGTATCGTCAGCTTTTGACAATTCTTTTATACCGTCGGTTATACCCGAAAAAAGACTTGATACAAAGCTTCTCACAATTCTGCTTTTTACCATGGTAAAAATTCTTGTAAATTGATTAACAAGTTTTTTCGACATATCCGCAGATTTACCCTGACCTCTGTTGAAAATATTCAGATGTGAAGCCGCTTTTGAAATTGCACTGCCTACTTTTTTGAAACCCTTTGCGACTTGTAAAACACCGCTTCCGATTTTTTTTACAGTGGGAGGAAACAATTCAAGCTTTTTAAAATATCCGACTATGTTTGACAGTCCGGCCTTAGAACCGTCAACTGCATTATTGAAAGCATTTTCGGCACTTTGAGCGTTAAGCCCCAATTGCTGAAGCTTTACCGTAAGCTCTTGTATTTTATTTTCGAGCTCGGTTATTTTGTTTTCGACCTCGGGAGTTTGCTCCTGCTCTCTTAAAAATTCAAGCTGTGCCTGTAATTGTGCCAGAGTGTTCTGCTGCTTTGCATATTCAAGATTCGCTTTATTTACATTAACTGCATATTGTTTTACCGAATCGCTGTATTTTGAAACATCGAGAGGGGTGAAATCAAGCTCAGATACTTCGCTTGCAATTTTTTCAAATTCCTGCGAAAGAGATAACGCAAACTTTTTTCCGCTTGCTTCAAGCTCCTGCATTTCCTCTTTAGCATTTTTCACAGCCCACGCATAGTCATTTATTTGCTGCTGCAAGGTTTTATATTCTGACGGCTCTCCCAAAGGATTATCCTTTTGAGTAAATCCCTTATAAGCGTACTGTTTATCTTTTGACAGTCCCATTTCGTCATAACGCTTTTGTTGTTCTTCGAGCTTGGCAAGATTCTTTTCCTGCTGCTCCACAAAATCGGAAAGCTCCTTATATTCCTCGGTATACCTGCCTTTTGAAGAAGATGAACCCGACCGACTTTTACTTGCCGTATCTTTAACTGTTTGTCCTGTTTGTTCAATTTGACTGTCGAAATTTTTCAAAGCCGCCGTCAGTGTTTCACTGATACTTTTAGACATACTTTCAACCGCTTTATTCATGGTGTTCTCAAGCGATTTTATAGCCTTTTCAACACTGTTAGTGCCCTTGTCAAAGCCTTCGGAATCAACATCAATATTGATAATAACCTCGCCCTGATTCTCACTTGCCACAATTCCACCTCCTACTCAAAAAGCTTATTAATTCTGTCGATTTCCGCCTGCTGTTCCTTGGAATACTTTTTCTGCAAATCAATCATTTCCCTGTTGGACTTGTAAAATTCGTTCTCCCATTTTTCAAGCTTTTTACCCTTGGCTCTCTTGCTGCGGATATTTACAATCTGTGCAAACAAGCTTTCCGGGCGAATTGAAATATAATAGCTTAAAAACGTCCACCAATGCAGATATTCAAGTATTCTTACCTCTCCTTTCGCAGCTTCGTTTATTGCCGCAAAAAGAGGTATTTCGTCCTGCTCCCAGTCAACAAGCCGAACATTCTCAACCTTTGCACTCTTGTAAATTTTACCGCCGTCAATGAACCAACACGCTTTTTTATATGCCTCTTCAAAATCCTTATCGGGGATTTCCTCGGCATACAGCCGCTTCACGGTTACCTGCATTTTTCCGTACATCAGAAGCTCTGTATCGCCGAAAGCTTCAAGAATACGGAAAATATTGCGGTAATCGGTTCGGATTTTGTAAACAGTGCCGTTTACTGTTAGAGTCTGCGGAAGCTGTCCTATCATTCCAAATCGTCCGTATATTTACGGATATGCTCCTCCTGCTGTCGGCTTATTTCATTGTTTATAATTTTCACCAAAACGTCCAGGATTCCTTCAACAAAGAATCTGCCGCCCACAGGTGAAAACGGATTGCAGCTATTAAAAAGCTCCGAACAAACATCATCGCCGAAAATGTAATTAATCTGCTCCCTGACCTCGTTTTCAGCCTGCGACAAAAGCTCCGTGTCAATACTGCTTTCGCCCGTGCCGTCTGATTTTATCTTTACATTGCTCAGTTTTTTTACCGCACGGTTTACGCTGTTTTGTGCTTTTTCCGACCTCTCCAAAATATTGATGTCGGTAGTCCTGAAACGCAGCACCGTAAGCACTTCGCCGAGCTTATTCTTAACGGGAATTTCTTTCTTGCCGTCATCGATAATATATTCGTACTCCTCGTTTGAGGCTGTGTTCGCCGACTGAATAATATTTGCTTTCATCTATAATCACGCTCCCGTACTCTCCGTAAACTTCTTTGTTTTGAAGTCGTATGTACCCTTGGTTCTGTTGCCGTTGTAATGAATTTCAAACGGAATCTGCACACCGCCCGTGTCGCCGCCCATACTCTGGGGAATAACTATAACGTCTTCCCGATATGCCCATTCGACCGTTTCGTCAGATTTAATCAGAACATCAATAACGGTTGTATTGCATGCTGAACCCGTGCTGCGGTTATTGACGATATCCGCAAGATGTTCAAACAGAGGGTCGCCCTCATAAGCGTAGTAAGTATCAACATTTCCGCTCGGCTCGTAGCCTTTGAGCACTGTCGAGGTTTCACCGAGAATGTTCTTGCGTGTTTCCGAATCGGGGTTCATCTCGATATTGTATTCCTCGAGGTCAGTGCCAAGGCGAATGTAATTTGTCGATGTGCCGCCAAAGCTTGCGTCTATAAGATGTGCAAGATATTTTCTCTCAATCTTTTCCATGAATCAAAACTTCCTTTCAAAAGTATTCTTGTATTTCAGGTTCATCTGAATAATCCAGTCCTGTGTACCGTTCTCCGAGGTTTCGTCAACAAATGCGGGGGTGACTCTTCGGATTGAAATTATCCTCCTGCCGCCCGACAGCTTGGGGTATGCGGATAAAACAAGTTTCGCTGCTCCGTTCACCGTCACACTCTGCCCCTCGAGCCATTTTCCGATTGTGTCGAGCAGCTCTTTGATTCTGATTTTATGCTTATCGAGCTTTGGAGAATTGCGATAAACAATAACAAAAGGATACTGGCAGACCTGAGTAACATTGCCGCATATATCCTCTTTTTCGCTGTCTATCGCAGCTCCAGAAATCGGATAAAACGAAAATCCGCTGTCCTTGTCAAGGTTTGAAAAACCGATGGTTTTGTCAATCGAAAATTCGCTAAGAAGCTCCCAAAGTGCGTTTGTAATCACCTCTTCGCCGTCGACGTCATAGCCGAGATTTTGATTATCCGACAAGCATATCACCTCTTTGTAATTTCCTTTGCAACTAAGTTCTTCCATTCGTCTATATGCTCTTTTTCGGCAGCTTCGACCCATTTAGCCTGTGCATTTGGACGAGTGAATTTAAGCTTTTGCTTGGGTTCTTTAACCTTTAACTTTGTACCTTTTTTATATCGAAAGCCTATTGGATTACCGTATTCATCGTAGGTCATAAAAGGACCTCTTCCGGTATCTCTGTCAACCATTTTATTGCCGTAATATAGATACCTGCCGTAAGGACCCGGAAAGACAATTCTTTTATTATCCGAGGTAACATAAGACCTCTGCTGCAAACTTCCTGTATCAAGCGGCATTATAGGCTTGCAGTCTGCAAGTATCTGATTAGCAAGCTTAAAACGAGCATTTTTGACATTTTTCCGATACCTCGACAAGTCAACCTTTACAGTCACTTTACCCACATTAAACACCGCCAATCTCGAGGTGCGGAATACCCTTAAATCTTTTCACACTCGTAATTTTATAACAGTAATCGTATTGCTCGCACATATATGAAAAATATCCGCTGAGATAATCTTCTTCGCTTGCAATCTCCGAAAATTCCCCGACAACAAAAAAATCGCCCTCCGCAAACGTCACTAGGTTTTCCTTGTCATCGGATTTTTGAAAAGCCTTTGGGGATAAATATTTCTTACCGCCTATAAAATCGCCGCTTATATGCACAAACAGCAGTGCATTATCCGAAGACGACACACCGCTGTTTTTCTCGTTTATTCCGTTTTTAAATTGAAGCTCCGCACCGTTCAAAACAGTAGGAAACCACTTACCGTTAAAATAATTGAATACCGTCACCGTATCTTTAAAAATATCAGAACCCTGCATACAAAAGATTCACTCCTTTGTCATCGGACACATTTGAAAGATACTCCGAAACAGTCAGATAAATAAGCCGATTTTTATAGTCGACGTCTGCCGCAGCCTTGCCGATTGCAGACGTTGAATTTGTCACATACGATATGCTTTCACTTCCTGCCGTGATACTGCTCACCGCTCTGTGACTGCTGCCGTTGCCGTCCGCCGTGACTGTCTGTGCGAGCATTTCCGTATTGATTTGATACAGCAAATCGGCTAAAGCACAAACACCTTTTTGAACCCTTTCTGCCGCCCTGCTGTCGGACGGCAGACCGACGGCGAGCCTGTCAAAGGTCAGTGCGTGGATTTTATCCTCAGCCATTGATTCATACTTTGCAAACTCGTCTTCGGGAATTGTGTTTCCGTAAAATTCGGTTTTGTAAAAAATAATATCCGTCAGCATTTATAATCTCTCCTTACGAGGTTGCCGCCTGACAGCTCATGTAAATGCCTGCCGTCTTGTTTGCGTAAACATCGACAAGACCGTACTTTCTGTACTTTGCAATGTAAGCGTCGGCATTCGGGTTCATATCGGGCGAAATCACGCTTGACACAACATGCTTATCGAACTTGATAATTGCAGGCTTATGAATAATCATAAAGTTGATATTCAAGCCGTCGGAGGCTTTCTGATAATGACCGATTTCCTCGCCTGTGCTCTTACCGTCAAGAAGTTTAATCTTAGTGTAAAAACGGCTCTGAGGAACTTTCTTTACAAGAGAAAAAGTGTTCAGAACCTCACGTGACTTATACGTATCAAGAGCCATAACGCCGTTGATAAGTGTGGGAGTTGCATAGAGAAGTCTGTTTTCCTCGGGAACTTCGTCCTCGTCCATTTTGTTTTTAGCCACGAGAAGAGCTGCGAGAAATTCGGCAGCATTTTCATAAGTGCCTGTTGCTTTTGAAATACCCGACTTGCCTGCGAGCGTTGCGAAAGTGAATGCGTCCGCCTCGGGTGCAACCTTTGTTCTTTGGAGCTCGCCGCCTGCCATACCGAAAGCGATATTGAAAGTTTCCTCATCGTCCATTGTGTCAACCTGAAGCTTAGTACCTCTGTCGTAGTTGAATGTTGCTGTTTTCCATTCAACGGTAACAGAACCGTCCGTATATCCGCTGTTTCTCGAATAATTGCCAAGACCCGTTACGTCAATCTGCGGATAGAGAATCTCGTTTGCATTCGCACCGGCTCTCATCATCGAAGAATCGCTGATTAAGTCGGCTGTAACGGATTCTTTTTTATAGACCTCATCAAGCAGGTCGGTGTAATTTTTTGCAAGTGAAATATTGTTTGGCATAATTTATCAATCCTTTCTCGGTTCTAATCCAAATGCACGGCGGAGAGTGTCGTCCTGAACGGAGCTGCCGCCGCTGTTGCTGTTAATCGGAGCTGTGAAGCGTGCCTTGTTGTTTTCAAGGGTCTGCTGCTTTTCGTCAACAAATGCACCGCTGTCCGATTCTCTGTACGTTTTAAGGAAATCATCAAAGCCCGAGAGCTTACCGTCTTTGACTTCAAGCTTCTTATCTCTGATGTCACTGACAAAAGCCTTTTTCGCCGAATTGGAAGTGAATTTCAAATCCTTTACGGCATCGTCAAGAGCCTTGTCAAAGTCGATTGCTTTCAGCTTTTCGTCATACTCTGTTTTCGCTGCGGAAAACTTATCACGCCATTCGTCACGTTCTTTTGTAAGCTTGTCGAAGTCTTTACCCTCAAAACCTTTGAGAGTTTCGTTTGCGGTATCAAGCTGTGATTTGTAGCTGTCTGCCTTGTCCTTTTCTCGCTTGACGTCCTTGCTGTTCTCAGCCATGACAAAGGCTATCTGTTCATCGGTTAGACCGTGGGATTTTAAATCTTCTGTTTTCATTGTGAAAACCTCCTCTAGGTATAACAAAAGAATAACATTTGAAATGTTACCAAAAATAATGTTTATCGTTTTTATGTCTTTCAGCAAAACTATCAGCTGCTTCTTTCATTGATTTCGCAAGTTCTTGTCTTACTGCTTCAGGAAAAATTTGCGACGGCTTATTTTCATTTAGTTTCTCGTCCAATTCATCAACTTTCCGAGTAAGGTGAAGTATATCGTTGCAAAGCGAACGAACAGCTGAAACATCATTGCAATGCTGCTGAACCTTTTCAAGCACTTCAATCTGAGATATTAGCTTTTCTCTGTACATATTTTTTCACCTACTTTCACTCAATACCAATAATTTTCGACTTAGCTTTTCCATTATCGTATGTAACGGTTTTATATATTGCATTAACGGTACAACCTATATTATTCTTATACTTATCGTACAAATCCGAATCATCTAATCTGTAGCGTGTGCTATCATATTCTACTATGACTTCATATTCTGCCGGGTGAACAATTGGATGCTGTATGCCGTTCACCCAATAATACTGAACCCACATATTAGTGTAATCACAATCCACAATAACTGCCTGTACTGTTTCTGTATCTTCACTTATAACCTTTGCACAACCCGATAATAATGTAATTGCACATAGGCAAGTTATGAACAAAAATAATAGCTTTTTCAAAGTAATCCCTCCTAAAACTAGGTATAAGAATACCGCCTTGATTGCTCAGGGCGGTTGATTGATTAATTAATCATAAAAAGGTAAATCCTTAACTTTGTCAAACTCTTCTTTAGCTATTTCGGCTAACCTCTTTGCAATTTTCTCTTGTTCCGTTTTATCAGTTGTGTGTTTTGCTCGTTCATACAACTCAATTTCTTCTTTTGTAGGTTGCAACATCATAGTATCACCTCATTCAAAGTATCAATTAAACCTTTTGCGAATCCATTTTTGTGCATAACAGAAAAACTTTCTGCAATCACCTCGGTAATTAAATTATCAGAATAACCTTTATAAGCATATCCACTTAAATTTTTCATAAGGAAAAATGGACTGCTTTCAACATTACTTTTACGAATAAACTCACTCAGCTTACTATCAACTATATCTTTAGCATTATTATACTCTATTCCTTTTGAAATTGCAAGCCTATTAATTGAATCATAATAATATTTATGCCCTAGTTCATGAAGCACAGGTGCATACTGCGTATTATTCGCAAACATTCCTTGAGTTTGATTAACAAAGCCCAGAATTTTTTCAGTAGTATCATATCTGCTGTTTACGTATAATATTCCTGTATGCCAGTCATAGCCGCCAATCGCATTTGAATTGATGTTATGCTTATTAAAGTCCACAACGGCGATTTGCGGAAGTTCAAAGCCCTTCGGTAAATCACCTCGAATTGCTGTCAAATTTCTTTCCGTGAGCCTTACCGCCTTATTTCGTCTTGTGTTTTCAACATCTGTAACCATATTAAAATTACTGTTGCTAACCTTTTTGACTTCGATTGAGTCTGTTTCGTTACCCCTCTGAAATGAAATCGGTTTACTATCCGCAAAAGCAGGACGAAAACTATTAGACATATAGTCAATCCTATTCTCGGAATTTGCAACCCCTTTATTCCTCAAATCCTCAATATTCCTCGGAGTTCTTGCAACATAAAGCCGCTCATAAGCAACCCTCAAATCATTATCCTCGCAAAGCTTTTTATACTCCTCATTAAGCCTGTCAAGCCTTGCTTTCGCCTTGTCAAGCTCGGTCTGAAAATGCTCCGCAAGGTTCTCGTCTTTACAATTCTCAACAGCCTTTGAAAAAGCCGTAATCTCCGTTTTCGCCTTTCGTATATTCCTCTCGTAATACCTGAGCTTCTGCGAAAATTCATAAGCCTTTTTATTCTCTTCATCATCGAATTTTTCAAAGTGATTCTTCATGGTTTCGGGGTCAAAAGCCGTTAGATTATGCCGACAATTGTAACCGCACAATCCCCTAGGGTCGGACGGATAACCCGTCACCTTTTCAAGATTCGGATATTTTTCATCTCCGCCCTCTATGCTGTAAACCTTACCCTGCCACCATGCGTGATTGCAGGGGCTTTCCGTACCGTCGCCCACTCTCGCCCCGAGATGACTTGAAACGAGAACGTGATTCATTCCGTGTTTCTTTGCCCCCTCCACAACAAGTGCCGCACTCATTCTCGCAACGCCCGTGCGAATTGCCCTGATTACGGCAACCTCAATTGTATCGACGTGCCCCGACGGATATGTAACATAACCCTGATGTTTTATAATGTTATCAACGGCTTCCTGTGCCGCCTGCCACTGCGAACACGCATTTGAAACAACCTTTAAATACGCACGGTCAAGTTCTTTGATGAATTCAGTCTGAACGGAATCTGCGGTAGTTCGTGTAAAATTTCTAAGCTCTCCGTTAGTGCGTTCATAAGCGTCGTTCATTATATCTTTCATTCTGTCGCTGATGTTGTCAAGCGGTTTGTTTTCTGCCGCCGTTTCGTCCCCTGTGCGGCTCTCCGAGGGGATTTCCGCCGCCGTGGATACATCATTTACGTCCCGACGGTTTTCCGCCTGTACAGACGAATTCTCGGGCTTGTAAGATGTATTTTCTTCCGTGCTTGCAAGGTTGTTTCCGTCAAATACAGCATTATCCGCCCTGACAGCCTGCTCGCCGTATTCAAGGAAAATACGTCTGACTTCGTTTTCGGAAGCTCTCGTTGTTTTGACAATTTGCTCCTGCAAGTCCTCGGTCAAGCCGCCAAGCTCTTCAAAGACCTCGATTCTCCACATCTCCGAGGACGAAAAAGAAATGTCCTCGCCGCTGTCAAGCCTTGAAATAATCCTGTCTATCAAGTCCAGAGTTATCCATTCTTTCAGCTCGTCCCATATCGGCACTATCGTATCTGCGACTTTTTCAAGCTGCTGAGGTGTAAGCATTATTCAAACAGTCCTTTACTTGTATTTTCGCTTTTCGCTTCTTCTGCGACTTCTCTTGCCTCTTTCTCGCTCATTCCCTCGAATTTTACAAAGTACCGCCACAACGGATATTTTCCGCTTGTGACGTACTGCCAGTGCCTTGCTCTGTCCTCTTCGTAGTTATATGTGAGGTCACCGAAGTTATAAATAACCTCATATTCTCCGAGCGGTGCAAGGTCGTATAAATCCGCATATTTATCAAGTGCGTACAAAAGCTGATTTATACAGGCTTCAAGAGCGTCACGCATTTCTTTTATTGTTTCAATGGTTTCTCTGTCATCGCTTTCAATCTGAGTTGCGGTAACAGCCCCTGTCTTTCTGTCCAGTACAAACTGCCCCTGACTGAATCCGCATTTGGTACTTATCATGGACAGAATACTGTTAATGTCTGCTATTCTCTGCTCCGTGAGAAGCGTTGCGACGTGTTCGTGAATTTCGGGATTGTTTACCGCCCCGACATCTGTTCCCTTGATGAATCTGGGCAATTTCAACTTTCTCTGATTTGCAAACTGTATAGCCGTCTGCGGTAAAAATGTAATGTGCTTGCTGTCCTCAATCTCGCCGCTTTTTCTGCTCCATGCAATGTCGAGGTCTTTCAGCTCCTTAATCGCATTATGAAAAACAGATACACCCAGCGGAGAATTGTCGTCAATTGTGTTGTTATACGGCATTTTGAAATACGCAAACAAAGGCTTGTCAACATTTTCAATCGGAGGTGTTTCGGGTTTGATGTTCTCCCATTTCGCAACACTTGATAAATCAATCTCACTGCCCAATTCATCATTTACCTTTGAGCGGAAGGCTTTATTGCTTATCAGATATTTGCCGTTCTCAAATCTATGATATTCAAGCCGTGTGTAATATGTATCGTTTTCGGTGAATCTGTCTGTAAAAATGCAGCCGAGAATATCGCCGTTGGAATTTGTTTTCGTAACATAGAAATCGGTTATATAATCTATGCAGCCGCCCGAACTTTCCGAGCCGTTCGGTTTAAACATAATGCCGCCGCAGGCACAGCCGTCCTGCACCTTGTCACGGATAACGGTTTTCAGACTGTCAACAACCGACTGCAAATAGTCCGCCCTCGGTGAGCCCGTTACGCTGATGTCGATGTCAAGACAGATTTTCTTAGCAATATCCGAGCATAAAAAGTCGGCAAAGTTAATGCTTTCCACATCATCTTTGCCGTGCCACGGAGGAACACCTTTTATAATCTTCTGCCAAAGCTCCCGAGCCTGCTCCGTTTCGTTTCCCGTTACGATTTCGGCGTCAAAAATCCGCTTTAGCCTGTCTTTGTTTTTCAACGAGTGTAACACCCCTTTAAGAAAATTCAGAAATCCCATTTATATAATCCACCTCAGCAATCTTCTGAGAATCGTGTAACAGAAATATCGGGTTTCGTCCATTGCGTGGTCGTTCTCTTTAATGACCTTATCCTCGCCGCTCTTCTCGTCCCACGCATAGCTTTCAAATTCTTTGAGAGTATTTGTGCAGCTGTCGTGAAATTTAAGCACGCCTGCATTGAGATATTTTGTAACCGTGCGAATACCGTCCAATACATCATTCTCGGCAGGCTGAACGAGGAATTTTCCGTACTTTTTGATAACCTCGATAAAGCTTGCCGCCGACGGGTCCACCACAACGGATTCAATCGGAATATCGCCGACCAAATCAACGAGCATTTTATAATAAGCTTCGTCATCGACACGTTTGTTTGTGGCTCTGCCCGAATAGTAAACCTCTTTGATTTTAACGGCTGTTTTACCGTCAAAATCCCACAGTCCGAGAGCGAACGGATTCACCGTGCCGTAGTCGCAGGACACATAATAAAAATGACTTCTCTCATATTTGAACGCACCCGAAACAACATGCTTCTCACGACTGAACATCGAATACACAAGCCCCTCGGCAAGACACCATTCACCGAGAATATACCGCTTGTAATAAACACTCCCGGCATACTCATTACAAAGACTTTCCACAAAAGCTTTATCAAGAAAAGGATTATCGAATATGGTATACTTCTGACAATAGATGTCAACGTCCTCACTGTCTATAAATTGCTTTAGCCAATGGTTCGGCGACTGAGGGTTTAACGCTCCGTCAAAGCAGCTGTACGGCTTGTCAAGACGAGATTTGAGCATCTGAAACACTTCTTCGTTCCAATCGGCGACCTCGTCACCGTAACAATATTTGATACTTGCACCACGCAATTTTGAAACCTGACTGACCTTTTCCGCACCCAGACAATAAACCTTTTCGCCGAAGAGAACGGCGATATTTTTGCTGTTGATTTCGCCTACAAATCTATCGCCCCATATCTGCCGCATAGGCTCTAAAATATTACGCTCGATAGTGGATTTCGTAACACCGAGGATAACGGCAAGCCCCTCTTTACCGATTCGCTCACGAATACGCTTAGGGATTACGAAATAATCCATATAAGTTTTGCCGGAACGTGTCGCACCTGTTTTTATATTCCAACGATGATTTGCGTTATCGAGGAACTCACGCTGTTTTGAGGAAAACGGCATTACACAACACCTCCGATTTCTTCAAGGACACGGTCGAGGTGCTCGAAGGCTTCTTTGTCATCTGCTTCGGCAGGTTCATCTCGCCAACCGAGCTGCTTTAAGCTGAATATAGCCATATTGGGTTTATATTCTCCCGACAAGCCGCCCTGTTCAAGACGTATTTCTTTAGCCTCGCTTATCTTTTTTATAGCGTTAGATAATCCGTTATTGCCTTTTTTCTCCTCTCTGTCCGCAAGCTGATAAAGGTAAGAACGTGTAATTCCGTGCAAGTGAGCATACTCAGCCACAATCGGAGGATTTGCGTTTTCGATATACTCATCAACACCGTTTATTAAATCTTTTACTTTGACTTTTGGAGGTCTGCCTGCCATATACTCACCGCCCTTTCAATATTTTTTACGCAGTACAAAGCCGCCCCTATCTGACCAAAAGGGCGGCTTATGCAGAAATCAGTATGAAAAATCCAAAAATGTAAGCAAGTAAGGCAGACAGCAGGAATCGAACCTGCAATTATACGGTTTACTCCGTTTGTTTTACCATTAAACATATATCCGCATATTTGACAGACCGACTATTGAAAATCAGTCTGTCTGAAAGAAGGACAAATACTATGAACTCACAGAAGTTAATAATCAATGTTGTAACAAGTGTGTGGCGGAGTGGGAATTTTTTTAGGAGTGCTTAAAAAGTCCTTTGCTCCGCCCTACCTTATTACTTCATTTTATATTATATCACATTTAAACGGGACATTCGGGACAACTTTCAAGGATTTTTATAAACATATCTATGACACGATTTTTTAACTCCGTCAGCGGTATTATTACCACCCTGTTTCATCGCAATTGCCGTCCATGTTTTGCCCTCTATGTAGTGCAATCTCAGCATAGTCCCAAAGTACTCGTCACACTGTGAAATATAGCCCTCTACAGCATTCAAACGCTGTTCAAGGTATTCTATGTCCTCATTAATTTTCGCTCGTTTCTGAACTGTATCTGCCACAACATCAGATGTCTTGTTACTCTTGCACCCTGTTCCGTCCGTTACTTTGGATTTTAGAATCAGCTCGTCACGTTCGGTTTTTAGCAGCAGCATTCTGCCCTTTAGCTTGCGGTATTGCCGTAATTGATTAATTGTCATATCAAACCTCTTTCTTTCAAAGCCATGTACTTCCCATAGCTGTAATGTGTGCCGTGCTCCTTGTTGTATGCTTGGATTTCACGTATTTTCTTATCGAGGTTACTCTTCGGCATATCCTCGTTCACACGCTTGACATGTGTCTGACGGCTGCGGTAATTTCTCGCATTTTGGCGGCAAATTTCGCACACACTGAAATTCTCCTCGCCGATAAGCATAAACTCCTTGTGGCAGCTTGTACATATTTTGCTCATCATCTCACCTCTTGCAATCTACCGTCACGGTATATGTAAAGATAACCGTCCTCAGAATAATACGGCTTGTACGCACTGTAACCGCCCTTGTAAACAATACCCGTTGATGTGTCGTAAATCAGGTTATTGCCTGCACTGTCGTAGGTGTCAATAACCTCAAAGGTTACGTCATTGTAGGTTTGCGGCTGCTCCGGCTTGTTTTTAACTGCCTGGACAAAGTCGGCAACCAACACCCCAAATAACGCAGCCATTACACCGCAAATCAACAATATTACAAGGCAAATTAACGCCTTTCCGATATTATCTTTCATTTTCTCACCCTTTCTAAATTTCGCCATAAATCGCCTGTAAGCCGTTTTACCCTCAAAAGGTAAAATTACTCGCTTGAATTGTTTTCGCCCGAATTTGGGGCATTACAGGCGATTTATGAGGAACTTTCAGAAATTCGACAGTTCCATATTGTAACAGCTTTCTTTTTCGAGCGAATGTACAACGGGTCATTATCAGGCGTCCCTTTATACCCTTTGCACTCTTCGTTCTCACAACCAACCAGAAAATACGAAATATATTTATACGGTTTATTTTTATCTCCTGTGCAAAATATTTTTCCGTACTTTGATGTTGTAGCTTCACCCCCACAAAACGGACACGGCTTTAACTTAACTTCACTCATTCTTATCGTCCTTTCCTGCCATAAACAGCACCCCAAAGAGTACTCCGATAACTGCTCCCATAATCAATCCTAATGTAAATGCTTTAATCATCTTTTTTATCCTCCCATTTCAATGCTTGACCGCACCTGAAACAATACTTGCTTTCATATCTATTTTGCCAAACAGAGCCTTTGCAAATCGGGCAAAAACGCACATTGTATATGCTTCTAATAACCTTTTTCGGTATCTGCTTTTCAAGAGCGTTCATACCCATTCTACAAGCTTCTTCAACAATTTCAATGCTATCGTAATGTTCTCTGTGTTCGGGGTTCAGAATTTCTATTGCTCGTTCAATTGTCATTTTCTTCGTCCTCCATTTTTGCACCGCAGTTTGGGCAATAATAGCAGTCATAATAAAAAGATGTACTTTCACCACATGCAGAACACACTGTCCCAAACCATTGCCCTGTCTTTTCTTCCAGCTGAACTGCTGGCAGTCTGCGAATCAAGCTTAATATTCTTGCCGTTTCATTCATCAGGTGGAAATGGTGCTGTGAATCTTGTATGTTTTCGTTAATCCATACACTTTCATTCCTAATTGCTTGTATAACCGCCTGTCTGCTGATTAAATCATCATTCATTCTTCAAATCCTCCATTTCCATACGGTCATCCGCACATTCAGAACCGTTGAAAAATAAGCAATCCTCGCATTTGCCGGTATTATAATAGCATTCTTTACAGCTTATTCTTTCAAATCCCATATCCTCTGCAATGCCGTATCCGTATCGTTCATTAGCAATATCAAATTGAAAATTAGGACAATCAATCGAACAATGAACATTTACAAAGCATTGTTTATAATTCATCATTTCGTTCATTGTTCTTTTCCTCCAAAATCTTTGTTAAACATAATGCTCGCCATTTTGTAAAGAGTTTTTCTCTGTTCCTTAGAATGTTTGCTTAAATTTGCAAAATACACATAGCAGCCTTTGCACTCCTCGGCACAACATTCGCCTTTAAAATTAGCCATACAATTTTGTTTATCACAATTCAACTTCTCTCAGCCCCTTTAATTTCTTCGTCATTCTCTCCTCAAAGCCGTTCTCGTCAAGCAGCTTTTCAATTATCTTAATCGCAAAACAAAGCATATCGTCTTCACTCTCTGCCTTATACATTTTCGTTTCAAGCTCCTGTACCTTTATGTTGTTATCATTGTACTGCCTGAACATCGCCACAAAACGATTCGAGTAGGCTTTCTCCTCGCTGTACTGCGTTCTGTATTCGTCTTGCTTCGCTTCACATATTTCGACGTCCCAACCCTTATGTCGGTTATTGTACCCGAGCTTTGAGAGCTTTGAAAAATACTTGTACTCCTCGGGAGGAAAATCGTCATAATTAAGCACACCGTCAATAGCTTCATCTTCCAGCTTTTCAAACACAGTCATATCCGTAAAATCTATTTTCTTCATAAGCACCTCTTCGGAGGGTTCGGAGGGTTTGACCCCTTTTTCTAAAACCCTTTATATATTTTATTTTTTTTATTTTTTCCATACGAAAGATTTAGAAAACCCCTCAAACCCTCCGTAACCCTCCGTAATTAATATTCGGTTATCAAAGAAACTCCATTGTAGAAAATTTGACCTTTACTTGTTTTTATTTTTTCAAACCTCTTTGCTATCTCTAAACCAAACTTAGTCGCACTCATACGATACTCGTTATTCTCCTCAGCCCAACTCGAATAAGCAGCATACAAAACACTCGACTGAACACTCCCCGACAGTTCGCACTTATCCTCGATAAATGCCGAAATAACGTCCATTTCTCTCCTGTACTCACGCACAGAATCAAGTACCGCCTTAGGCATTTTCAGTCCCTCTGCCTGCCACATCAGACAGCCGTCAACGCACCACTTGAAAATACCCGTCATTTCCGCTTTCAGTTTATGCTTCAAGTTACGGTCAACCTTGTCTTCGGGTATCTGCACCGTAAACGGTATCATGTGAATTCTTCTCCAAATACCTATATCTGTACCCCTGATAATAGGCTTGTGGTTTGTCGCCATCCATAGCTTAAACTCGGGTTTAAACTCAAATTCCTCCGAATACAGTTTTCTCGCCGTTACGGTATCATCGCCCGTAAGCTGTTTTAAAAGTCCCTCGTTAATGCGTACACCCTCATTGGGTTCAACCGATGTTACAAGTCTTGCTCCCTTCAATCTCGCAATATCACTGTTAATCGCACTGCCCGAATTGCTTTTCACCATAATTGTTTCAGGCTGAATATTAGCTGCATAATCCCCAAAAACATCACGGATAACGTCAAGGAAAGTTGATTTACCGTTCTTTCCCGTGCCGTAAAGGAAGAACGCACACTGCTCCGCCGTTGAACCTGTGAGTGAATAACCGACCGCCTTTTGTATGTAATGAATCAAATCCTTATCGCCGCCGAAAATCTCGTCAAGAAACGCAAGCCACTTTGGACAGTCTGCATTTTCCGAAAATTCTACGGGGGTAATCTTTGTGAGATAATATTCGGGTTTATGCTCTTTGAGTTCGCCGTTTTTCAAGTTCAGTACTCCGCTCGGGGTATTGAGTACCATTTTGTACCTGTCAAGCTGTGCAGGTAAAACAGGAACATGATGCTGTACCATATTGAGCATTGACGTTCTCGCCTTGTAAGAACGGCTTGATTTTATATGCTTTTCAAATGCCTTTGCCATATCTCCGCCGCTTTCTTCATCTTCTTGTAAATAATGTTTTGCTTCGGCTTTCATCGCTTCAATCGCTCTGTCTGCCATTCTTTCACGCACACCCTCATTGTCGTAACACCATTTGCGGCTGTCATACCAAAACCACCTTTTGTCTGTGTAGCAGTATCGTATACGGTCACCGAAAAGGTCAACGAAACGCTGTGCATTTCCCATATCGTCCATAGTGTAATTAGGCTTGAATTCTGTCGTTTCTTCATTGTCGAAAACAGGCTCGCCGACTGCTATTCTATTCGACTTTTGATTCGCAATGCTCACCGAATAATCATAGCTCTTAGGATTGTAAACAGTTGTACAGCCTGCAATTGCTTTCTGAACAGTCAATGCCCCGTAGGTACTGCCCGACTGCCGTCTGTCCCACTTCTCACGCATAAGACCCGACTGTCTGAAAATAGCGTCCATTTTATCGGCATCGCAGCCTGTCCAGAACGCAAGCATATTACAAAGTGCCATATCGGCTTCACTGGGTGAACCGTACTCCGTTTTACTGTAACTGCCGCTGTAAAGCTCCCTGAATTTTGCTCCGTTTTTAGCGTTGCAAGCAGCTTTTACAATGTCGTTTGCAGTAGATAAGTTTACTGTATGAACTACCCTCGGAACAGGCTCACGACCGCCGCCAATGTACTTTGAATGAAGCGGCTGAATGCTCTTTGTGCAGTCCTTGATGTCGCAATACTCCGAACAGGAATTACCCGTCATAACAAAGAATCTGCCTGTTTCGTACATCTCGACGTTGCCCTTACGTCTGCCGTTTTTCGGAAGATTTCCCTTGCAAATAATATGAATACCTTTGCCGCTTTGAGAAATCTCCGAATAACTTTGCAGCTCATGAATGAACTCGCTTACAATGTTATCTCCGTCACCGTTGCGGTATGCGTTCAATTCATCTCCCACACCGTCAATGTCAACTCCGAAATACTCGCAGTTGCCGAACATAAACCCGATACCCGAAAACTTTTCGGAAGCCTTGACCGCCGTGTAAAAATCCGTCCATGTATCGGGGTTGTTCGACTGAGCATTGCCGCCTGTCTTAGGGTTGACAGGGAGTTTTTTTATTTTCCCCCTGTCCTCGTCATAAACCGCATTCCAGCAAATCCAGTTCGGCAACCTCTTCAATTCCTCGGGAATTGCACCGTACTTATCATTAGAATTTTTAATAAATCCCATTTTTAAAACCACCTTTCATAATACCCCCCAAAAGGTCAAAAAATTGCACGCAACTATGCAACTCCCGAGAAAAGTTTACAAAATATTCAAAATTAAAATTAAAACGGCAAATCATCATCATTGTCGGGAGAAATGTCAACTGACGAATAGCTTTGCTGTGCTGCGGTATTGGAAAACTCCTGCGGCTTGCTTGCAAATCCGCCTGCATTAGCTGTCTGAGATTCCTTGTAAACGTGCTTACAATCCGGGAACTGCGTTTCATTTATAAACGTAATGTTCTCCTGTGGTTTGCCTTTATACTCTCCGTGCTTCAAAGTAACTCTCACACACTTGTCGATTAAGTCCGCACAGTACTCGGACAAGCTCTCGTACTCCTTACCGTCGGGGAGCTTTGCCGCCTTGCTCAGGTTCATAATCTGACCGTAACTATAACCCTCTACCTGATTATCCAAATCAGTCGGTTCTTTTTTCTTCCAGAATGTATGGAAAAGAAAACCGTTGCCGAACTTCTGACCAGGAACATCGTTCCTGATGAGCAGCTTCATATTAAGCCCTGTCTTATTGTTCCTTGTGGTTTTCTGCTCAATGCCCTTGATGATAACCTCGTAATCTCCCTCGGGTTTGATAGAAAAATCCCCCTGTGTTGCTTCCTTGTGATTAGTCTTGAATCCCATATTTTTAATACGTCCTTTCATTTATTGATAATCGTTAGATTGTTACTCGACCGATAATTTTTTTCAGTCGGAAAGTATTAGGCTGATTGCATCATCTGCATTTCTGCAAATACCTGCAATTGCACCGTGCTTTTTCATTTGATTTATAAAATTCAACTGTTTGTCGGTAGGTCTGCCTTTCGGTGTTTTAACCTCAATAAAGACAGCCTTGCCGTCCGATTTGCGAACCCCGAACAGGTCGGAGAATCCGCTCGGCACTCCCGTTTTAAAGAAACGTCCGTCAACAGTTTTTCCGCTTCCGACATTTACTCTGAATATTACTGCATAAGGCGATACTGCCTTGCGAATTTCGTCCTGTATCTGATGTTCTGTCATTATGCTATCAATCCCCTTCTCTTTGCCTGATAAAATGCCCACCCTCTTTTGTAGCCGTGCTGCTTCGCATACTCAACAAGCTCCGCATAGCTCTGACACTGCTCGGGTCCCGAATAATCAAGCTTGAATCCGACTACTTTAATAAGCTTTGTTTCTTCTTCGACTTCGATTGTGCGTGCCTTGTTCGGGAACATATATCCGCAGTGCGGACAAATTTTCCTGCCGCCGTCCGACAGCTCGGGCGAAAACGTAAAGAAACATTCGGGGCATTGCAGCACCTTTGCCGCCTGTTCTTTTTCCTGCTGAATCTTATTCCGCTTTTTCTTTTCAAGTGTCCATTCTCTGTCATCGTCGGGCATTCCGTGCCTTGCGTAATTTCCTACGTGGTCGATAATAACGGCTCGCTTGTTCGGTTTGTACCGCATGCACCTCATTGACTGTTGAATGTATAACGTCAAGCTGTGGGTAGGTCTGAGAAGTATCGCACATTCGCAGTCGGGCACGTCAAAGCCTTCGGAAATCAAATCGACATTACATAGAATCGTAACGCTCCCATTTCGGAAATCGGCTATGATTTTATCTCGTTCCTGCTTTGGAGTACTTCCGTCAATATGAGCTGCGGATATTCCCGACTGTCTGAACGCTTCGGCGGTCTTTTCGGAATGCTTGATTGACGAACAGTAACACACCGCTTTTTTACCGTCTGCAAGCTGTTTATAGTAGCGGATAACATCGCCGAAAACTGCTTTTTTAATCATTGCTTTCTCAATATCTGATGTTACATACTCGCCCATTTTCGTATGTAATCCCGTAAGGTCGGCGATGTCGGGAGCGTAATAGTCATAAGGGGCAAGACAATGATTTTCGATAAGCCACTTTGTAGAAACACCAATAATAAGCTTGTCGTTTACATCTCCCAAGCCATCGCCGTTTAATCTTACGGGAGTTGCCGTAACGCCTACTCTCGGGACATCTGGAAAGTATTCGTAAATGCGTTTGTAAGACTGTGCAAGGCTATGATGATTTTCGTCTGTGATGATAAGTGTAGGCTTTTGGAGTTTGTTCAAACGTCTTGTAAAAGTCTGCACCATACCGATTTCGCACAAATCCATGAGCACACCCCACCTGACAAATGTACGGAAAATTTGGTCAACAAGTTCACGGCGGTGAACGAGAAAAAGAACACGTTTACCGTTCCAAGTCGTTCTTCGGGCGATTTCGGCGACAATACACGATTTACCGCCGCCGCACCCGAGAACGATACACGGTGCTTTGTAACCCTCTCGCCATGCTTCTCTGACCTGTTCAACAAGGTCATTCTGATACGGTCGCAGCTGCATTTTCTTTCGCCGCCTTTTCTTCGTTCATAACTCTTCGTGTACAATCAATACAAAGCTGTCTGCCGTAGAGTTTGACCGAGCCTTCGATAAGCTGTTGAACAGTTTTGGTTCTTCCTGCCGTAATCACAGAATTACAGTCGGTACATCTCGGAAGATTAACTCCCTTTGAAAGAAAATCGTTAAGCTGAGAACCGAGTTCGGGAGTAATTATACCGCTCCAGCCGTCAAGGAAAGTCGTATCCTTTGAAATGCCTGCGATATGATTCTGAGCAATCTGAAAACAAACGTCAAATTCATATTCGGTGTTCTCACGCTGAACGGGGGCAAGTCCGATTTTAACGGGGACGGTCTTTCCTCTGTCGTTTACTTCCATAGCGTAGGACATCTTTGCACGCATGGTAATAATGGTGTGGCAGTTCACGGAAAGAATTGAGTTAATCAGATTATTTTGAACCTTGCCTGCTTCGTCCCATGCGGAGAAATCGTTCTTGCCTGTACGTTTTGCGACCTCGGATTTGTAATCAAGCACACCGCCCTCGTTATCCCAAGCGTGCGAAAAGCTGTCGATAATTACAACTCCGTCTTCGCCTACTGCCTTGCTTGCCTCGTTGACATAATTAATGTATCGTTCGGCAGAATACGGCGGAGTGAGCGAAGCATAGAGAAACGCACCTGTTTTCAGGTCGTCACGTCCGGCATAAAATCTGCCACGCTCGTGTTCGGTGTCGATTAAGGCAATTTTGCTCCAATCGCCTGTAAATCCGTATGCAAGATAAAGAGCGGAGAGTGTCTTGCCCGAACCCGAAGGACCCGTCAAGGCTATTCTTGCTTTGGATTTTGCTCTTGTGGCTATTTCAAAAAGTCCCATATTTTCACTCCTTACTTGATTTTCAAAACCGTCTTGCGTTCGAGATGTGCGAACTTAACCCTTTGCTCTTTGGGGACGTTCTCTTTGTCCTCTTTCCTGATAAGTGCCTTGACATCGTTCTTTCTGATGGTAGGCTGTTCGTACTTCAAGAGGTTGTCATGATTGGTAGATTCCGCCCATTCAATGAATCTTCGCTCGTCATCAATCACGGTACTTTCGGGATTCCGCTGGATTGTGATGAGAGCCTGAGGACGGTCTATCACGGTTCTGCCGATAGCCTGCATACTGTTAAATAGGTATTCCTCAAGACGGTCGGCAGCTTTGTTCTTTGAGGACTGACGTTTCTCTAATCTGAGCTTTTCGGCTTTAAGCTGTTCGGCATCGCTTCTGAGGTTCTTGATGTACATAGCGATATTGACCGCCTTATCCTCGAAAAGCTCCTCGATACCCTCAAGAGTATTGAACCACGCTTGCAGCATAGCTTCCTTGTATGCCTTAACGTCTTTGATAACATTGCCATTATCGTCAATAGGTTTGCCGTCTTCATCGGTGTCGGGTTCCCAGTTGTCGATTTCATCGAAGCGTTCAAACAGTTCGGCGAAATCGCCTGTTAAATCGTAAAGTTTCATTATTCAAAATCCTCCCACATTTCTGTAAATGTATCAATCATTGCACCTATTTTTTCATTGTAATTGATATTCCTATGAGTTCTAACAAACTCAATAAGCCTATCAAAAGTTTCGTAAAGGTTCAAACAGTACGATTCAAATCTCTGCGTATTCTCGTCAATAGGTTCGGCTGTTGTCTTCTCCGATAACTTCTTCTCGTACTCCTTACGAAGTGCGGCTATCTCGGCTTTCTTGTCGGCTTCGAGTTTACGGCGGTCTTCGATGTACTGTCTGTCCATTTCTTCGTTGCGTTTCATATTCTCACGTTCAAGGGAGCGGATAACCTCGTTAAGCTTGCGGTCGTTTTCGGCGGAGTTGTCTACTACTGCGACTTCTACAGGGTGGCTGCGGAGTTCTTCGTTTTCTTCTTCAAGACGGTTTCGCTCAGATGCTACCTCCAAGCAAGTATTTTTTAACTTGTTATTTTCTTTGATTACGTTGCTATAACGGTCTGCGTAAGCCTTGTTTTCCTGTTTCAGCTTGTCAATTTCGGCTTTAAGCTGCTTGACGGTTGTTTCCTCAAGGTTGACTTTTTCGGAAATTTCCTGCTGTTCCGATTCGCTGATTGTGGATAAAAGATAAAGTTTTGATACTCCGATTTGTAAACTTGAGTTTACGTTTTTAGGGTCAACATTTTCTGCAATAGCTATGTACTTATGTGCCTGCATTCGGCTGAATCCTACTTCGTTCTCGCAATAATCCTCGAAATTCTTATATCCAAGTGCCTTGTAAAGCTTGCTGTCACGCATTTCTTTGAGGTTTTTGCACATATCCCAAAGTGCGGACTGGGCTGTATCGGCACTGCTGATAATTCTGTAATGAAGTTCAAACGCTTGTTTACGCTGTTCGGTAGATACTACCGAAAGTGCGTTGAGCTTTTCGAGTGCTTCTTCCCCTGCTTTCTGAGTGTGCAGCAGGACGTCTTCAATACGGTCTTTCAGTTCTTCCGTTGTGTTGATTCCCATTCGCTTTATGGTTGCGTAGCTTTTTACGCTGAGGTCGAGTGTTTCTATATCGGGCATTAATAAAGTTCCTCCTCTGTAATTGTGATTTCTTCGGCACAGTAATCACAGTAAATTTTGTTGTCAAGCTTAAAACCTCTGTCAAAAAGATACATCTCTTCACCGCAGTTACTGCAATAACAGGCAGGCTTACGATTGTATCTCTCCGGCAGCTGATTGTCATACTGCTGTTGTGCCTTTGAATATCCAAAATCATTCATTGACTTTTTCTCCTTTTTCTGTTAAAATTAAAATGGTTAATTGTATCTGCCGCCCGAGGAATTGCCGAACCGTAAGGCGGCTTTTCTTTACTCTATCCAATATCTTTCGGGAAGTTGTTCGATAAGCCTGTCAAAATGCTTTTCAGCTTCCGAATCCAAGCACCAGCCGCTCATTGTTTCATAAGCTTTGCCCTCAAACATACTCTTGTATGCTTTTTCAGTATCCTTGATGACTTGCAGAATGCTCATATTATTGTCACGGAAGATGTCAATTGTAGACTTTAACGCTTCATACTTCATCGAAATATTTTGGAAAC